CTGTACGTCACGGTGATCGGCTCGGACCAGGCGCCTTCGATGCGCAGCTTGCCGGATGCGTTCTCGACCTCATAGCTCGCCGGGTCGAGCACGGTGCCGCGCGGCGATTCCACCGAGACAATGTCGGCATCGACGATCGGATAGTGCGTCAGGAACAAGCGCGGGGCATCGAACGGCGGCAGGTCGCCGCGCCAGGTTTCCGCAACGGTCTCATAGGCGAACACGCGCTGGCACATGGTTGCGATAACGTCGCTGTACTGATCGATATACACCTGCAATTGTGCGTCCTCGCTGGTGTCGGTCGGCGGGATTTTGAGAATGGCCTTAAGCTCGTCCAGCGTCAGCAGCGCGTAGCTGTCGGCGGGCTGCAGCACCTTGACCCACACGTCCACCATCAGCGCGCCTCGTCGTGAAACTGTTCGAACAGACTGCGCAGCTCGAGCGGCGGCGCTTTGCTCTGGTCGGACAGGATCGGCGTGGCGGTGTAGGTCTTGCGATCGATCGTCCAACCGACAATCAGCGGTGCCGCCGGTCCTGGCAGCCCGCGTGAACCCGTCTCACCTGGATCGCCCTTTGGTCCCGGTCGGCCGGGCTTGCCCGCTGAGGCGATCAGTTGCCAGCCCTCACCCGGGCATGGGCCAGGCGCCGCGCGGCGGGCAATGAAGCTCGAGCCGCCGAGCGCGACGATGTCGAGCGCCGCATAGGTCTCGACCTCGCTCCAGGTGCCGCGCACCTTCGGCAGCACAGCATCGCGGCCGGGTCGCGCCACACAGATCCAGTCCGCATGTCCCGGCGCCTGCCCGGTGTCGCGGGCGGCTTGCCAGGTGGCGCCGGCATGGACGACGACGGCGCCCGCGTAATGGACGAGGTCGGGTTCCCAATCGCGCACCACCGGCAGGCTGCCCGGCTTGCCCTGCGGCCCCGTCTCGCCATCCTTGCCATCGATGCCGGCACGCCCGGCCGGCCCTGCGGGTCCAGGTTTACCGGCTTCCCCGCGCTCGCCGGCAGCGCCGCGCTTGCCCTCGGGCCCCGGAATGCGCGCGAGCGCCCGCACCTCGACGAGCGCGCGTTGCGCCATCGTCAGGCAGGTACTCAGCCCTTCAAGCAGCGAATATTCCGGGCGAGAAGTCATGCTGCCAGCAGCCATACGATAGCGGCGGCCTCGTCGTCGTCGTACCGGCCGATCGCGTTGGCCTCGAGCTTGGCAATCGCGCCCGAGGCTCGGCCGCAGGCAACGGCCGTGCCTAGGCCCGCGCCCCGGCAATCGAGCACCGCATCGGTCGATCCTCTTGCGCCACGTTCGCCGCTCGCTGCCGCCTTGAGCACGAGCAGGGCCGCACTGGAACCGGCAGCGCCAGCCGAGCCAGCCGCGGCGGCGACAAAGCCGGGCAACAGCGCCGTTGCGTTGCTGGCAGCGACGACGACGCCATGCGCCTCGCCCTCGAGCTGGGGCAGGATGCCTTCGCCGTAGCCCACGACTGGCAATGGCCGCGCGGGCCGATAGTAGGCGCCGCCGCCGCCGGCACCGATAACGGGTGCCTGCTCGACAGCACCGGCGAATGCCGCAGCGTCGGCCGCCTCGGTCGCCGCCAGCACGCCGACAATCTCGCCGGCCGACGCAACGATGCCGGTCGCAGCAAAGACATCCGGCGCTTCCGTTGCGGCGAGCGTGCCCGTAATGGCAGGCGCCGCAACCGTGCCCGCGAAGGCAGCCGTGTCAGCGCCTTCCGTTGCAACAAGCGTGCCCTTGGCGCCGGCCAGTCCGCTGAATGCAGCAACATCCGCGCCGTCTGTCGCAGCCAGCCCACCGATGAGGCCGACCAGGCCGGCGATAGCTGCAGCGTCGCGCGCTTCGGTCGCCGCCAGCGTTCCCGTGGCATCCGTCAGCGTGCCGACGATCGGATGGCCGTGGTTGGTATGAACCTTGCCACTTTGATCAGTCGCGTGGACGAGTCCTGTTTCGTCGGCGACGAGATGGGCGGTCATGCGGCGTGCGTGATGGTCGCCGACGTTATAGTCACGGTCTGGCCGATGCTGATCGTCGTGCTGTTGAGAATAATATCAGTGGCACTGGTGCCAACCGATAGATTATTGACCTTCGTCGTGCCGCCGCCATCCTTGATGCGCGCGACCGCGGCGGTGCCGGCACCGGTCGCAATCCCGGATTTCGGCGCGCCCGCCATCGTGATCACGCCGCCCGATTCGGTAAAGCTCGGGTCCGACAACGTAATGGTCACGAGAGTTGAGACAAACGACGCCGTGCAGATCTCGATGTACGCCGGGGAAGCATTGGCATCGATCTGCAGGATCGTTGCAGCCATCCGCGCCGTCTTGGTGGCTGCGTCGTAGTTGACCGCCATTATGCCATCCGCAGGCTGAAAGATGTCAGCCGAACCGGGCCGTTGCGGAATATCCTGGTGGTGTTGAGCTTGATCACGGCATCCGACCTTTCGTCGCCAACATCGCAGGAAAACACTTCGCTGCCATCAGCGGCGAGGATGCGCGCGGACTCGGCATTGCCCTGCGCAAGCGCGGCGTCCTCCTCGGCGATCTTGTTGAATTTAAGCTCCCCGCCAATGGCGTCTTGTGTTGCCGGATCGGACAATTTCAGCAGAGCGAGTATTGCGCCATTATCGGAAGTCACTTCGATCGTGCCACCATTCATAAGGCTGCCGAGCAGGTTGAGCATCTCCCTGCTCGCGGCTTCCGAAAGATTGAGTATCACGCAGGCGGCTCGTCGTAGATCGGCACCAGCGCGCCAGTGTCGTCGCGCTCGATGCGCGTCACTCTCGGCGCGCTGCGCGTGGCGGCCGGCGGCAATTCATGCAACAACCGCACCGCGCTCGCGACCTGGTCGGCAATGTCGGGCGGCAGCACGATCGCCGGTTCTGGCTCACGCTTCTCAATCTCGGCCAGGCGCGCGGCAAGCGGAGACAATGCATTGGCCACGACCTCGCGCACGAACGGCACCAGCCCCTTGGCCAGTGCGGCGATTGCGGTGCGTTCCATCATGCGGCATCAAGTTCGCGTTGGACGGCCTTTAATTCCAAACCGAACAGTTCGGCGAGATCGCCATCGTCAATTTGCTTTGCGGCCGGTGGCGGCGGCTCGGGCGCCGGCGGCGCGGCCGGCGCCGGTGGGGTCTTTCCAATCTGGCTGAGCGGCACGACCTGCTGCTGGACGCGCGGCTCGTCACCGAACGGCACTGCCTCATAGCCCTCCAGCGCACGCGCCTCATTCGGCGCGAAGATGCCGCCCTGCACACCTTGCGCCAGGGCCTCGATGCGATCCTTCATGGCCGAGCGCAGCAGCGCCGTGGTGTCAAATTCCACATACTCGTCGGGCTGGCCCTTGAGTTCAAACAGCAGGCCGAACGCTTCCTCGATGTGATTGAGCGCAAAGCCGAGACCGGACGCAGCCCACCTTTGCATCAGTGCCTCGGTCGACGAGAACGTTGACGTGCCGAGCCCGAGGATCTGCAGCGGGATGCTGAATGCCAGCGCGATGTTGTCGGTAGACAGCTTGAGAATTTCCGCGGTGGCGGCTTCCTTGCCGCTCTGCGACCAGGGCTGCACTTTCAGGCCGGAGGTCAGAATAGGCGTCCCGCCCTGGTGCAGGCCCTTGGTCTGCTCGTTCCAGCGGTCGCGTAACATCTGAACCGCGTCCTTGTCCATCGTCAGTTCGGTCGAGAGAACCGCCGATGGCCGCGCCTCATTGCGATAGAACGCGACTTGCTGCGCCGCGATGGCCGTGCTGACGCCAATATCGGCATAGGCGGCGACCAAAGGCGACTCGCCCATCAGAGGCCGGGGAAACCGCCGCGAGGTGTGCAAGCGGATGTGCAGCACGTCGCGCATCGGCACCGGCGTCAGTTCCTCGCCGTTCAATCGCTTGTCGATAATGTCGTTGCCGTAAAGCTGATAGAACACCTCGCCGTTTTCCGCCACGCGCGGAAACGACACGTTGGAATCCATCAAGTGCAGCTCGTCGATCTCGTAGCGCGAGTTGCGCAGCGCCAGCGCGTAGCAATTGCCCTCGAGGTAAAGCCGTCGCGTCGCGTTCAGCAAAAAATCGCTGATCGACTGGTAGTCGTTGGGATGGCGCAGCAGACGCGAGAGCGACGATGTCTTGACGCGCTCGCGTCCGCCTTTCTCGTTGAGCCGCCAGTGCTCGCCGGGACACATAGCGACGGTCTGCGCATAGGCCGAGACGCAAGCCTCGACCATTGCCGACTGCGTGCCGAGGCTGACCGGCGTATAGCCCTGCTGCCACCAATTGTCGGCGACACCGGCGGGCAGCCACCCGCCGGTGATCGGCAAATAGTAAGGGCCAGGCCGATAGTCGCCCTCACCCTTGCCGATGAGTTGGCCCGCAACGCGTGCCAGAAACCCGCGGACGGTCATGTCGAGGGCGTCGTGTTCCTCGTCTGATAGTTGCCGCGTCTGCCGGCCTCGGCCTGCTTCTCCTCCGCCTGCTTGTTCTGCGCTTCGTTCGGGTCGGTGCTGCCGTCCGGCTCGTGCTCCGTGATGTGGACGCCCATAGCGGCCATATCGTTTTCCTCTTGCGTCGGGGTCGGCTTGATCCCGGACGCCGTTTTGGCCTGTTGCTCGTTGGCCTTGTCGCGCGCCGCGCGTTCGTCGGCGAGCTTCTTTTTCGCGGCGGTTGTCTGTTCGTTATCGGTCACGATAGATCTCCTTTTGTTACAGCTACCCCGGCTACCAGGTAACTCCGGTCAGCCACGCGATGGTGCCGGTGCGACGGATCGCCCATGTGAGCGGCATGATCAGCCGCAAGGCCAGCATGTCGGTCTGGAACATGCTCTTGGCCGGGAAGGCGACAACGGCCGGCGTACCCGTTGTGGAAATGTCCGTCGGTGTGGTGTCTTCCATGTGCAGCGTGGCTTGATCGCTGATTTCGAACCGCGGCCCGTCGCCGGTGACGCTGACGAAGTCGGCGGCGTCGATGACGATGACGGTGCCGGCGGGCACCGTGCCGGACTGGATGATCGGCCAACCGCCGAGGCGGCCCTGGCCGATTTCGTCGCGATACGGGAACACGCCGGCGCCGGTGGCGATTGCAAACGCCGCGCTGTTGACCTGTTGCGGATTCATCAGCCAGACCGGCTTGCGCACGTTGCCGAGCGTGCCGGTAAGCAAGGCCCCCGACAGTTGCTTGATATCGCCGGTGAGGGCAGCAAATCCGCCGCCGGCGGTCGGTGTCAGGCCAGCGACGCCGTTGAGGATGCCGGCCGGCCGCACCGCCGTCGCCGCATTCGCGTCGAGCAGAACGGAATCCGTCGCCACCGAGGTGTCGTACACGATGGCATCGCGCAACAGTCCCTCGATCGCCGGCATCGAATGCTCGTCGAGTTCCCGCGTCCAGGTCGTGATGACCGCCATTTTCATGGGCGTCAGGGTGAGCGACGTAAAGGCGCCCTGGCGAACCGGAATCGGCAACCCTTCACCGACGAACGATCCCGCGATGGTCGGCGTTCTCGACCGCGTCGGGATGATTATTTTTGCGTTGCG